TTTGGGGTACTTGGCTTTAACTGCCAAACAAGCGTCAATGTACTTCTGCACTTGCGCCTGGTCACCCTTCACAATGCCATCAAGGTAGTCGGTCATTGGAGGGTATTCAGCGGCGCGGAGTTCTTGGTAGCTTGGTGCTATTGGTTTAGGCCGCAGCGCCTCAGCTTCCTCGTCTGTGATCGGCACAGAGCCAGCGGGAAGCCAGTGGGCGTATTCAGGCTCAATAAAATGCAGAGAGTTGTCGGGGGCTTTGTAGTGCATGATTATCCTTAACGGCGTTCAATCCAAGTGTTGATGGACGGGCTTCCAGTGCTAGAAAATACATACGACTCGCCGGGCTGTACAAACGCAATAGCATCTGAATTTAAACCTGCGCCAATTTGAGCGCCGCGAGCGTCTACTGTACCCGCCACCGTAAGAATAGTGTTATTGTTTGCGGCACTATTTGATGCGTTGACTGTGACCTTAATCATCTTGCCTGTAGTGTTGTAGTAGGTAGTCCCAGTAGTTCGGCTACCCGTCACATTCTGCAAAGTTTGGCCATAGCCAAACGAACTCATTGCAGTCAGCGCCTGACCGCCCACGCCTTGAACTGTTGATGGCGCAGTTGCCCAAGTACCCGCTGTAGCCTGAGTGGATTCAATGTAACCGATCACCCGGTACGCGACTGATGTCCGCGCCGTCGTGGAGTAAATGTTGCTGGCTGATGTTGAACCCGCACTGATAGCAATAGTGTTAATCAAACCCGTTTCGGTCAAGTTAGTGCCGCCCGCAATGTTGACCACAGCCAATTCAATTGTGCCCGCGTTGTTAAGGGCAAGAACAATCAGACGCGACTGCACGGCGTTGATTGTGCCCAGTGTCGCGCTGCTTGGAACTACCAGGTTTGCAGGCGTTCCAGAAACAGTCGTGACAGTACCGCTTGTTAAATCTGTACTTCTAAAATCGAGCGAAAGCGTCGACGCGCTTAAAGTCAATGCGTTTGCCGCAACCGACGCGCTGATTGCTAAAATACCTGCTTGCGGCGGTTTGGTCATTGACCCACCGCCCGAAAAGGTTAAAGTCCCCACCGTACTCACGCCGCTTGTAGTACTTGTAGTTGAATTAAGTGTGGTGATCGTCCCAGTTGTGGCCGTCAGCGTAGTAAACGCGCCAGTATTTGGTGCAGTGCTGCCAATCGGCGGCGGCGAAGCAAACGCTGTTGTCAACGAACCGTAATCAAGAGGCGAGGTGATGTTGTCTACTGTGTACAGCAGCACATCCGCAGACGTGTAAACGCTAAATTTATAGCTGGACGTTGTAGCCAACCAGATACTGGCCTGGCCCAGCGAATCCAAAATGATCGGATTGGTGTTGGCCGTACCGCCGCCAAAGTTTGTATAAGTTGCCAACGCCGTAGTCGTGCCAGCCGAATAGGTGTAGATTTTGCCACCAACCAACGGCTTGCCGTCAGTGCCGAAAATTTGCTGCTTGGGTGTGGGAGAAAGTATCGTCATGTTTATTTTCCGATCAAAGCGTTTTTAATCTCTGCATCTGACGAGTTTAAAGCGTTTTTGTTGCGCTGCGCCGCTTGTGTTTTTGGGCCTTGATTGCCGCGCTGCACTGGCCTGCCACCCAATTGATCTTGAAGCATTTCTGCAACATCCAACATCTGTTCACGCTTGATAACGGCCTCACGAATGCGTTGTGCGCTAATGTCACGCTTGGATAATTCATCAAACGCTGCTGCCTTTTGCTTTGCCTTATCAATAGCGCCTTGAACCCATTCACGGTCAAGCATTTTGCCCGCCAACGCTTTGTCGCTAAGAGACTTCATGCCGGGTTCAACCCCAGCCAAATCAACTTTGACTTTATTCCAAGCAATTTTTTCTTCCGCAGTCATGTCAAACGCTTTGGGAACACCGCGTTCAAATGTAGTCTCACCTTCTTGTTTGGTAATCCGCGTGTAAGGTTTTGCGCCTGTTTTAGGCGACACCAACGTAGTTTTGTATACGGTGTTTGGCTGCTCAATTACTTGGCCAGACATTTTGGCAACGGCCGACTCTAGCGCAGTAAGTGCAGGTATAGATGCGCCAGCCGTAACTGGTGCTTCAACTAATCGCCCACGCTCGTCAAACACCAACGGCGACCCGCCGCGTGCTGGCTGACGGGTAGCCGCCGCCGCTTCAGCAGCAGCCGCTTGCGCTTGCAAGTCTTGCGACTCACTCAGCGCCCGTAGCCGCGCATCTTCCGCACGCAAAGCAGCGGTCTGGCCACCGCCAACAGGCTCACGGCCCATGCCAAGTTGCGGCGCGCCAGTCTCAGGCCCAACAAATGAAGTGCGGGGTGGGTACTGCCCAGGCTGCATGACAAAATTAGGCGGCGTGAACGTCTGCTGCGAATAGTCATACGGCATTAGGCCGTTAGGTGTCGCGTTTGGCTCAACTGGGCGCAACATATTGGGCGCGGGCCGATAGTCAGGCGCAAGCGCGTTTGCTCGTTGGTACGCGGGCGTTGCCATACGCCGAGCGGCTAAACTACCCGCTGTTGCGCCGACCGCCATACCCGCACTTGTGCCAGCTAAAATTCCCGGTAGACCTAATGGAGCGCCTATCGCAGCACCTAAAGCGCCACCAAAACCGCCCCGCGTAATTCGCGGCAAATTTTTGACTTGAGCAGGTGTCAAAGTAAAGTAATCAGGAAACATCGACGCTGCTTTGGCAATGTCAGCGTTAAGCCCCGTCATAGCCCCTTGGCGTTCTTCAAACAACTTGGCGTATACCTGTGGGTCAATTTTTTGTTGCCCATAATCAATTGCGCGCACATGGTCGTTTATTTGCGCAATTCTTGTCCGCGCCGCCCTAAGATTGCCTAACATCTCAGGTGACGTTGCGTTGGCATCAATCACACCCTCAAGAATGTTTGCAATTGACATTTGCGTGTCAGCTTTGGCTTTAGCCAACGGATCGGGGTTAATTTTTTGCGCTTGATAAGTAGCTTGGGCATCGCGCCGCAAAGACCTAATATCGTCTAACACCGCCGCACCGCTGCGGCCTACAGGTACAGCCCCGCCGCCTACACCTGAAAATGGCCCAGACGTTGTTTGCTGAAGTTTTGCAACAGCGTCATCAACAAGCGCATTGATAGCGTCCGTCTTTGCACCACCACCAATTGGCGCTTGTTTTTTTAACGCTTCTATTGCTTTGACTGATTCGTCTGGCACAACCAGCGACTCAATTTTGCGAATAGGTTCGTAAGGCGCGCTGGCTTCATCAATAGCGCGAGTAATTGGGCTATTTACGTTCAGCTTGCCGTTGGCATCTATTTCAGGTGTGAGCCTTTCATTGGGCTTTATACCCAAGTCTTCACGAACCTTTTCGGTAACAGCGATTTCGTTCTTTTTTGCAAATTGTGTTTCAACTTCAGACCCCGCCAATTTGCCTTTAATTACGTTGGCTCTTGTAGGGTTGGAAATGGCCGGAGGAACTGCACCACCTATTCGCAACGCTGCTTGCGTTGCGTCAATCATCGGCGCATTCGCGTAACTCTGGTCAACGCGGGCTTGCTGGGTTTTGGCCGCACGATTGGCCACCATCTGATTAACGCTACCTGCAACTAAAGAACCCTCAGAACGGGCAACATCGCCAACAGCACGGGCAGCAGGCGCAAACGCATTTCGAGCGCCACCCATCATGGGCATAAACGGTGGTAATTTAGACGCTTCTAGCCCTCGCCCTACAGCGCCCAATACGTCTTGCGCCATCTGCGTGCGCGGTTGGTATTGAATTTCATTTGCCACTTTACGCTGAAAATCAAACCCCCCAGCCCCAGCCAAATAGGTGATCGGGCCGGACAATAAATTAGCGCCAACAGCAATCGGCGTTTCAATCAAGCCGCCTATAGTTTCGCCCAACATCCCCGGCTTGGGTTGTTGAGGGACAGTGATGGCAGTATTTGCGCCAGGTTCTACAGGGATGGCTGCAACGCCGCTGCGGCCTACTGGAACGCCGCTAGACGGCTGTGCTTTAGGCTTGTATATGGACGCTGCAAAAGCAATCGCTTGTTGCTCTGTTGCGCCATCTGGCGCGTCAACTGGGATGATTGACCCATCAGGTGCGGTGACGTTAAAGAGTGCCATGTTATGGTTTCTTCACGCTAAAGCCGGGGAACTGAGGGTTTGTAATTGCTGCGGGTGCTGGAGGCGCGGCGTTACCTTTTTGCGTAGCTGGCTCATCCGCATAAGTATCCTCATACTTAGATTGCTGGCGGTTGGCGTATTCTCTTGCTTGCCGCACTACATCGCGCATTTGCTCATCTAAATTGCCCGCTGCGGGGTCAATTTTTTGCACGGCATCGCTAACAAATTTCCATTCTTGCACTGCCATGTTGCCAAGTTTGCCTTCTTGAGATGCAAGTTGGCGACCCAACGCCATAATTTTGCCCTTAAAAGTTTCAAGTTTTTGCAACGCTTTTTTTGCATCACCAGAAGGTAATGCTATTGCGTTAGTCAGCGCGTTAAATCCCGTAATACTATTTAACCCCGGAGCGGGCGCAATCTTTTTATCCGGGTTTCCAACCAATTCATCAGTTAGCTTTTCTAACTCGCCAGTCACCGCAAAAGCACCCGTTACTATATCCTTGTCGGACACTTTGCCTTTGTTATATTTCAGCCTTTGTCCTTCAGTCATAGGCTTTTCAATCATATTTGCTGGCTTTTTATTTACCGCATTTTCGCGGCTAACCAAAATTGGGTTGCCATCCGGCCCCTCAATAGCAACTAACGGTGATTCTGCGCGAGGTTGCGCGGGCGTTCGAGTTGCTTCTTTAAGTTTACGTTCGTACTCAAAAATGTCGCCTTTAAAACCTTGCTTAACCGCAGCGTTGTAATTTCGAATCAAATCTGTGTCTTGACGTTCTGGCGCGGTAAACACTGCGTTACCGCCGCGAACCAAAGAACCGCCAAGTCCAACTACATGGCCTTTTTGTAATTCTTCCAATTCCTTAGTAAGGAAAGAAATTTCAGTATTTGCAGCGGGTACGTTAGGAAACGAATTTTTTAAGTAAATAATTCGTCTTTGAATATCGCCAGGCGTTTGCGCTTGCCCGATAGGGCTATTGGTTGGCGCAACTTTAGCCGCAAGCATATTACCGTCAGGCGTAGGTGTAGGTGCAACTTTAGCCGCGAGCATATTACCGTCAGGCGCAGTTTCACCACCAAACGCAGCGGCAGGCGCGGCTGCTGGTGCAAACCCTTGCTCAAGGTTATACCGCTTACGTTCTTGAGCCGCCGATACAGCTTGTTGAGCCTTTATCATTAATTCGGGATTACCCGTATTATTTGCATATTTTTGGAAACTTAACGCAAGAGCTTCAGGCTCACCTGTCATGCCATGTTTTGCAGAATAAGCTATAAATTCATCTAAACCAGCTTGACTGCGTTTAAACCGCTCCATTTCCATGCCAATTTTTTCTGTCTGCTGTTGGCTTGACAACAGCTGCTGTTGAGCCATCTGTTGGCGTACAGCATCTTCACGCCCGCGCTGTACGCTGCCCGCAATTTCGCCAGGTAAGTTTTGGTTTATAAGACCGAAATTAAGTTCTGCCATGATCAGTCCTTATGTCCAATATCCTGGGTCTGCGTATTCGCCTATTGCCAAAGGATTACCTGCAGCGCCGCCATTTACGCCTGTATTTCCGTAGTTAAATATTTTTCTAAAGTCAGGTGTATTTTTGCCATATGCGCTGCCGATACCTGCAAAAGCGTTGCCGTAGGCGTTAGACCCGATCATGCCTGCGTTAGCTACGTTACCAGCTTGGCTGATCAAAGCATTGCCAATCGTGTTGGCATTATTTGCGCCCGCAGCATTGGTCAAATTAGTAGCGGATTGGCCTATGCCAGCCATATTCGCTTGACGGTTGTACAGTTGATTTTTGCTAGCTACGTCAGTGTTGTAGCTATTAAACGCCCGGTTGTACGCATTGCTGTACTCGCCAGATGCGGCGTTTTGTGCGTAGTCCTGCATAGCCTTGAGCGAAGTGCCCGAAACCAGACCGCCACGCCCAGCGTTGTTGCCATGCGCCATAGCCCGTTGTCCTTCTGACAATCGGAACTGGTAGCCTGGGTCGCTGTACATGGCATCGCCGTTAAAGCTAAACGCGCCCGGCAAGTCACGCGCTGTTCGCTGCATTTCTGCCAGCGCGTTATAACCTGCTTGGCGGTACGGCGCTTGATCTTCGCGCATCTGTTGGTACTGCGCGTTTTGAAGCTGGGTTGCCCGGTCAGTAGCCGCGCCAGTTATGTTGGCCGCGTTTTGAGCGGCATCTGCTTGTTGACCTGCGCTAAATAGACCAGCAGCAGCGGGGACGATAAACGACCAAGGCATAATTTACTCCTGAAGGCACTGAGCCAATTCACGGGCTTGCGTGTCATCGCCAGCCACTATTAATACTTCATCAATTTCGTCAGTATCGGTGCAATCGGTGGCGTGAATACAGTACCACACAATGTCTGTTAACGATTTTACGCCATGATGTTTATTTGCTTTGATGGTCAAACAAGCCGGGGCATGAACAATTGATTTGACATCATCAACCATTAGCTCAATTGAACCGCTGGCAAGAATAGATAGGTGGTCAAACTTATGTTTGTGTTGCACAAGGATATACCCCGCAGATATCCGCGTTTCTTTGGTGTACACGCCAGCGCTGAAGTGATGATAAATCATTCGTTAATACCCTTTTACGCCGCTTGCATGATGACCCAATTAGTGCCATCTGACACCATTGTCGCCCACTTTCCAACAACAGCGGAAAGAATTGCCGTGCCAGGCGTTGCGCTGTTAATTGGCGCAACATTACTTGATGCTGACACCAGCAACTGAGCTTGCAAATTTTTAAACGCAACTTGCCGCCCAACATAAGCAGATGCAGCGGGCAAGGTAACAGTGCAAGTTGAGCCTGACTTGTTGTTGATTACCCAATATTCAGTATCTGCCAAGGTAAAGTCAGCCGTCTTGGTAACTGGCGCAGAAATAGGTGATGTTGCCCAAGCAGGCACACCAGCCGCAACGGTCAGCACCTGGCCCGTTGTGCCTACTGGCAGCTTTGCCAGAGTGGTCGTGGTGTCTGCATACAGCACATCGCCAACAGTGTAGGAAGAATATCCAGTACCTCCGTAGGCGGCGGCTAATTTGCCGCCTAACGCTACATTACCAACAGTACCTGTTGATGGGGTTAACCCTGTTAAACCGCCTGAAAAACTTAAAACGCCGCCGTTGGCAATAGAAATTGCGCCTACTCCGTTGACAATGGTGATGCCAGTGCTGGCGGTTAAAGTTCTTAACGTGTACCCGTCCCCGTTGCCGATCAGCAATTGGCCGTTGGCTGGGATGGTGGTTAAGCCTGTACCGCCGCTATTGACGGGAGTAACGCCTGTGCCTGAACCCGTAAGAACAAACTGGCTGTAAAAAAATAAGTACCATTCTCGCGTCACCAAACCCGTTCGCTGGTCAAGCAGCGGCACTCGCGGCGCTGTGATCTGATTAGCGTTTGGAGCTGTGGCCATCAGGCATTCGTGGGGCTAATGATTAGCTCCGCGCCCATAATGACTGCCTTGACCGGATCTGTTTGAGATACCTCATAAACCCGGTCACGCAACTTGACCGTCATGCCTAACTTACGCCAAAAGACGCGGCGGTAATACTCGCCAATTTTGCCCATTTTGGATAAATGCTCGTTAGACCAAGTGTGGCCGCCATCGTCAGACCAGCGCAGCATGATCTCAGGATCGCTGCCTTGACCGTCGTTTAAGCCAGTGCCTGACTCACAATTGAGCTGTAGGCTGTGTTGGCTTGAGCGTTTAAGGTTGTTTGTGCCTGTAGGCAATGCCCTCCATGACCGCAGCCACTTCTGGATGCTGCCATTGTCAGCGTACACGTTAAGGTCAAACGTGTAAATGTTGCCGTTTGAATAGTCACCGACTACTGTATTGCCCCCAAAATTGCACTGGCAGTTGCTGCGATGACGAGTAAATTGTCCCGCCACAGTGTCCCAGCCTGCACGCTCATGCCAGGCTTGGGTGGCCACATCGTAGACCCAAGTGGCGTTAGCTGACGGGAAAGTCAAAACGTAAAACGAATGGCCTTCCTGTTGGTAGGTGTAAGCTAAGGCATCCGAGATGTTGCCGTATTGCGCGATGGCGTACTCAATGGCGTGTGTCGATACCCGCTCCGCAGTGTATCCGTTAGCCCGGTAAACAATACCTTGCCCACGGGCATCTGTTCCCAGCCAGAATAATCTATTGTCTAATTTGGCAACCGAAAATGCGGCCACGCAACCAGTCTCGTTAAACGCGCCTTGAATGGGCGACAATGGAAAGTTGGCCAACCCTGCGTTGTACCAGACCTCAACAGAATCTGTGCCAAACACCCACATCTGGCGGTGATCGGCGTTGACCGCTACCACACCGTCCGGCGAACCATCAGCAGACGCAAAATCCAAGGCGTTAAACACCAGCGGATAGATGTAGTCGCCGTTGGCCGGGTTTACCGTATCCACGCTCCAAATCCGCTGGGTGTCTGGCTCGTTAAAAACAAACAAGTTGTCAATGTACGCCACAGTTGCAGCGCCGGGGAAGTTGGCATCAGTAATCTGATTAAACGTGTTTGTTGGCTCGTAGTACGTGTAGCTAGGGCCATTGCAAGCAAAGAAGATGACCGCGCCGTTGTCGGCAATGGATACCGGGCCAGTGCCTGACACATCACCAATCTTGGTGGGCGTAGCGGTTAAACCAGTCAGTTTGTAGACCTCAGTGCCCGATACCACGTAAAAGTCACTGCCATTGGTCTGGTGCGCCCACAAGCCTCGGATAGGGCCTGTGCCTACGGTCTGTTGAAACTTTAGCCCTGGCGCTCGATTAAAGAACCCGGCGGTCAGACCGTTATCGGGTGTGGCTTCGGGAAAAAGATTGACGAGCCGATTGTCCGCAGCGTTGATACTGCGTGCGACATAAGACGCGCCCAGAATCGGTGTTTGCATCAGTAATTCCCGGCGTACACGTTAAAGCGCTGACGAGTCGCCACAATTGCATACGGCATCGACATAACATCGTCAGGGTTGTTGATGCGCTTCAGATTGCGCTTGCTGGTCATGGCAATCCGCTGTACTTGAGGGCTTGGCTCAACGCCAAACTCAGGCGCAATTTCCATTGCAAGGTTGTAGACAAACGCCCGCAAATAACCTGGTGGAAACAGCAATTCAGTTACCAAAGAAGCCGGGTTGCTCAACTCTTCAACTGAAATAAAGTGCCACTCCAACTCCCGTGTAGGTTTTGGATAGATATACATATCAATATCAGGATATGTCATGTTGATAAACAACACTTGTGGATACGTGGAAGTGACCGTTTTTACAGCAATACCGTCATACTGCTGTTGATTAATCATTTTTATGCCGAACGACACATTGGTGCTGGGGTCGCGGAAGTAAGTTGCCTCATCAAGCAAAACGGGGCGATTGCCCACAAAGTTACCCGATGGCCCAAGCGTGCGGCTAATTGAGCCTGACGGCCATGTAAACACTTGATCTTGCGTAGAAAAGACAGACAAGCGCTCAGTATTCCAACTGTCGGTCATCTGGTTCAACGCGGTCAACGCATCTTGCGATGTGGCCGCAGATGGCGTTTCACCTTCAGCTAGCACACCCAGCAACCGTAATGCTCGATTGATCTGGTCACCAGCCGTAAAAGTAGCCATGCTCAAACTCCTTCAGTTTCACCTTTGCGGGTGTATTTGCGCTTTACAACCAGTGTATTAACCGCCGCTTCTTCAGAGTTTGAAGGCGTGTCTGGATTGTAGCGTACCCATCCATTTTTTTCGTCCGCTTCAGCTTCCTGCTCCATTGTGGCAATCTTAGCCCCATGAACCAGGTGAGTCATAACAATGTTCATGTTTAAAGACGGGGGTGATTAGCCCCCGTTTAATTAAGATGCGCCGTGAATGATGGCGTAATTAATGATGACTGCTTCAGAGTAAGAAGTAGACGCTGTTAAATTTCGCAACGTGATCAAAGCAGATCCAGCAGCCAAATACGAAACGTATGTGGTGTACGCCCCAGCCGTAGTGCCCGTAGTATTACTAGAAATGCACACAATGATCGTGTCATTGATAGAGATCAAGCTATTGGTCAAAATGAAAGACACTGCGGTGGCTCCTGCCAACGCTGCATTGTTCATTGTGATACGGCCAACGCTGTTATTCAGCGTCACGCCTGTGGATTTGCTTGTGGCTTGTGTCACAGCACCTTGAGCTGCTGCGCTGTAGCCAATTTCTTGGCTTGCGTAGCAAGTAGTAAATTCAGGGTCGCTATACGCAACGCCGACTGCTTGTGTATTTGACATGATGTTTATCCTGTTAAAAATGGGAGCCGAAGCTCCCATTTAATTACATACGATACAAAGACCAAGCAGCGTCACCTGTCTTGCGTGCGCGGAAAGCTGCCGAAGTGCCAGCAGTTGCGGCAATTGTCATCAAACCTTGCGAACCAGATGAACCGATTGACCAACCAGTAGCCGTAGTTACGGTAATAACGCCAGAACTAGAGCCATCGACATTAATGATATTGAAATCAAAACTTGCATTGACGGGCACGCTTGGGAAAGCTGCGTCCATTAAAGCGCAAGTTGGCAATGTGTATGCCGCTGCGGATGTGCCTGGTGAACCAAGAATAATCTTGGTAGCCAGTTGAGCCGCTGTCAAAGTTGCAGCGCCTGCGGGGACAGTTGCAGGAGTAGCTTGGGGCTGGAATTGAATTTCAGTCAGATTGCCGTCACCGAGTTGGTAACCGCCAGAACCATTAGGTAAAGCCATGATAATTTCCTTAAAAAGTGTTATGGAATGAAGCCCCCGAAGGGGCATTCAATTAGCCCCAGAGACGCACGCCCATTTGTGGGCGAATGACGCTAAAGCCGTACAGAACGTCGATACGGCAAGGCATACGGTCATTGTTGATGTCGTACTGACGCACAACACGCAAGCTGATACCGTTGTGAACTGCGCGAGCAGCCATGTCAACACCTTGGGGCAGCAACAGGTCAGCCGTAGCAAACGTGATGGCATCCTTGTGGTAGATCATGTTCTGTGGGTACTGGGTTGAAGCAGCACCAACAAACACAACAGCCGCGCCGTTAGCAGGCAGAGTGTCAACGGTAGCGAGGGCGTTAGCAGCCGAGTAAATCGCAGCAACAGTCACAGTGATAGCAGTGCTAACAGCGGTAGCGTCAGCAGCGGCAACAAACTGGAACAAAGAACCAGTTGATTCACGGGTTTGCGGGTTTACAGAATAAACGCCAGCAATCGTAAATACATCACCTTGCTTGACGGTCACGCCAGAACCAACGGTCATTGCAATAGACGTAGCGCCTTCAGCAGTCACAGCAGCGGAAGTTGTGCCGCCAGTAGCAGCACGCGAACCAGTTGTGAATTGCTTGATTGACTGAGACATATTGATCTCGTCATAGCCCAGAACGCCGGTGCCCATCATGCCGTTTTTGAATTGCTTGCTGATGGTTTCCGTTGGGTTGAACAGACCTTTCAAACCTTCAACAAGACCAGCGTTAGCGGCAGGGTTGACAGTAGCAAAGCGCGGATTCATTACAGCGGCGTTTTCGTTCAGCTTCTGTTGGGCTTGGAGCAGCACCAGCGAAGTTGCTGGGGTTGTACCAGGTGTACCAACGGTGTTACCAATGTACTTGTAGCTGTTGGCCACGTCAGCGTCGATGGACGATGCCAACTGGCTGATACGGGGTTTCAGTACGCGCTCTGCAAAGTCGTCCAATTGCATGGTCAGTTCAGCAGATGTGAAGTTGACACCGATATGCTTTTGGGTGGAGACAGTCAGGGTGGTGTATTGTTCGTTGTCATCCTGAACTTGCAGGGCAGCACCGTCAGTTACCAGAGCGCGGTCAGGCAGGCGAATACGCAGCGTAGAGCCGATTTTCGCGCCTGCAACAGCAAAGCTGTCGTCGTACTGGCGGTTTACGTTGCGG